ATAGCTTCTAACAGAATTTGAGCGGTTTCTTGATCAAGAAAATATTTTTTATTTTCTTTAAACTGGTAAGGCAGAAAATCACTAGGATTAAGACTTTGTGACTTAGAACCTTCTTTAGATTGTGCTACTAGGTAGGCGTGAACCATGGCAGCAATCTGACTAACCGTACCTGATAGTGAATTAATTTCTTCACATTTGACTTTTTGAATCCCTGAATATTTTTTCAGGATTAACCAGTCTGGCCAATCTTCCCACTCCTCGATAGATAATCCCCATGCACACCATTTGTAATAGATTTCTTCCCAATTAATGGGGTTAGCGATTGCCTCTAACCGTGCATTAATTGCGTCATCTATTCGTTTTTTTCGTCGTCCTCCGTTGGTTCTGATTCTGGTTTTTCTTCCAGTTTCTCAGTTTCTGGGTTTTGCCACTGGGTTATGTCTTGCCAGAGATAGTCTTGATAGAGTTTTATTACCATAAATTGAGACATATCATTAATGTCTTGTATGGTGAAATCAACAGAAGATTTATCTTTAAGTTTAACTACCCGTCGAGGACTACCTAGAAAGTTAGCTAACAAGGCTCTATTGTAAGTTTCATAGGTTGTTTCCCGATCCTTAAATAAAGCGTTTAATTCATCGAGATAAGGCTCTACAAGTTCTATAGATTCTCTTGTTAGTTCTCTTGTTTTTTTACGGTTGCTTAAAATTGATTGCTGCACGATAGCGGCGGTTTCTACTTTTTGTTCTACGCTGTCAGATTTTACCCCGTCAAGGGCATCAACCATGACCTGTTCAATTCGTTCTCGGATCGAACCGTCGTTAACTACTACTCCTTCAATTTCAGCAGTGGATAGTCCCGTTTTTTGCCCGATAGCTTTAATTTTCTCAAGATAAGCTTTGTCAGCTTTTTCCCGTGCCTCTAAGTATTCCTTGACTGTTTCATTTTCCTTTGGATTAATCCCGTATCGTTTTAAAAACTTAATCCCAATTTCCCCATTTTCTTCAGTGGCAATTGTATCTATCTTTTCTAATAAAGCATCATTGTCTTCAATGTAACAAATCCATTCTTTTTTTAAAGGGAAAAAGAATGTTTCATTAAACTTCAATTTACCCAATACGCTTAACTTCGCCATTTATTTTTACCTTTTGATTTCTTTTTGCACTTTGTTCAGTATTGAGCCACAGAGGATCAATGATCACAGATACCTGTATTCTTTCTTGGTTTTTTGTTCCGTCTGGTGGTTCAATTAATATCTTTTCTTGTTGACTTATTTCTCGATCAAACGTACCGAAAGAAAACCAGAGGTAATTATTGATTATTCTAGAATTGACTAACATTACCTCTTGGTCTTCATCGACAAGGAGTTTAACTATTTTAATTGAGGTCATCAGCTACATTAGGAGAGAATGGCGACGTTGCCATCGGTTTAATGTCAAACACATTGCCACTAATAGTTAGAGTTACGTTTCCTTGTAGGAAATTACCTTTTTCACCACTAACATTTTGGCTAACATTTGTCTGAAAACCTAAGCCGCCGCGCTGTCCCATATAGACAATTTCAAGGTAAATTCGATCACCTTTTTGCTCTGCGGCCTTTACGATTTCATATCCAGGATCACCAAATACAAGCGGACCCGATACCGACCCAGTACTCATGATTTCGGAGATAAATTTCTCCACCGCCATTTCACCGAGGACGGAATCAGTAACCTCGGTAGAAGAGGTGTCAACATTGAAGGTCTTCGCACTTAAGAAAGGAACCCAAGATTTAATTGTGCATTTTTGAGCGGGAGTAGCAAGGGTAGCACCAATTTTGGAAGGTTCGATCTGGATTGCTGTCTGGGTTGCTGTCGTCGTCTTTGTTCGGACGATCACGTAATCACCGGTAGTCCCAACGTAAATTAAAGTGCCAGCATATAAAAGGCGGCCAAAACCCCCAGTCGCTACGGTAAGAGTGGTATCACCTAAGACGATTGCACCACCTAAATCAGCTACTCGTGTGGGAGGTTCCTCTCCAAATCCGTAAACACCAGAGATAAAAAATTGCGTATCACGGCTAGGGGTGAGGTTGTCACTCCGGTTCAACTCTAAAATCTGATTGGACATTTCTGATCACTGACTAAACTTTTCTAGTTACATTGTACTATAAAAGATTAGTAAATGTGTACTCTAGAAGCCTAAAAGCCTAGCAGTAGTGATTTTAAAGGTCACTTTTGGTCTGATAATCCCCTCAGAAGTTTTGGTATAGGGGGTTAGGCGCGGCTGATCTAGAAAATTCCAGTAGCGAGATGATTTAAGTCTCTCGATCACCGGTGTTAAGGATTTCTCTAGATTGTACTGTTTCAAGGTAATGCAATAGTTATTTATGCCTACGGTGTAACCCAATAGGTTTTCGTGATAAGGATTAGGCTCTCTTTGAATAATCGCTTCGATGCCGCTATTAGGTTTTACTTTATAGTTAGGGGGTAATTCAGGAGGCTCTACCCAAATAGCATCAATTTCATTTAATTTTTGCCCTGTAGGGCTTGTTATTTCGTATTTGCCTAAGTCAGTACCGATAAGTATCTTTAAATTGTTTCTAATACCTAATAAAATATCTCTTAATTCTGATTCACTCATTTAATTTTTCCTTTAAGATTTCACTATAAGCCTCAATTGGATTATAGTCTTCTATAGCCGTGTCGATAAATGGGCGGGCGGGAACATCTGTCACCGTCCCATCGTTACGCTCTATTTGATACCCTTCATGGACAAGAGCGGCATGATCAGCAGTGTAACCGATTACTTTATAAGTATCCGATACATCTTCAATAAATTGGCTATTTTTTAGCTCACCTGTATCTACAATGTCCCGAGGTGAGCCGACTACACTGCCATTTTTTCGTACGGTTTCCCGTGGCCAGTTCCATTTAGTATCTTCTATCTGAAAGTTAATCTCTTGGGCAAATTCGGACACCATTTCCCCAAAAGCTTCAGTAGCTAAGTCTTTTCCTAGATTCCAGTTAATCATTAAAAAATAGATGCAAGTTATCCTTGCAGCTATTATATAGCGGTATGCAGTCGAATGAGGTATAGTGCAACAGGCTATGAGTCAGTCTAGGCAAGACTTTGTATGTATCTCACTTAAGCGAATACCGCTATAGCATAATTACTCCCGTTGATTCACTACTTTAGTTTAATAACTTGACCAGTCTCAACACATATAGCTTCAAAATGCAATAACTTGTCTCGTCGATTGTAATACTCAAAAATTTTGGTAACATCATCTTCTGTATTTATATTGCAAGAATACTCTTGAAGTATTCCTTTTTTGTTGTATATAATAGCCGCAGCGGTAAAAGTCTGGTGTTTAGGATTGCCATTTTTATCTTTTTCTGCAAAGTTTAAGTGAAACATAATTACCTTTGTTGATTTGTGGTTAACAACCGATAACTGATTACTAAAAGCTAAAACTATTAAGCTTTGCAATCTTGGAGGAAAGACCATAAATAATTTTTATGTTCGGTAAAATTATTTAGCATTTCGTACACTTTTTGAGTATCATAAACACCTGGATAAACACCTGCATAGGGTTGGTAATAAAATATTCTACAGTAAAGACCATCTTCGCTTATTGCTAAACGATGTTCTAATTTTACTAGCATATTTTCGAGCTTTACAGCAAATTCTTTTACACTAGAGGTAAGAAGAGGAAAATTGAAGGCGTTGTAAAAGTACATTTGTTTGTTCCTGAACGATTATTAATGACTGATAACTAATAACTAAAATTACTCGGCTAATTGTCGCAGACTACCCGAAAACCGATATTGCGGTTGCGGTAGTCGTGGCGGTGGTGGTGGTAGCGAATCGCGGAAAGGCAGTAAAAAGGATTGAAGCCCCAGGAACCGCCCCGCAGACAAGTATCGGCACACCACTCCCAAACATTGCCACTCATGTCATACAGTCCCCAAGCATTGGGCTTTTTCTGTCCTACGGGATGAGTTGTGTTATTAGAATTTCCGTCATACCAAGCGTAATCTCCTAACTGATTATCATTATCACCGAAATAATAGTCAGTAGTTGTCCCCGCACGACAAGCATATTCCCATTCCGCTTCTGTAGGAAGACGATAATTTTTCCCGGTTAGCTGACTCAATTTCTGACAAAAGGCTATAGCGTCGTCATAACTGACTTGTTCCACTGGATTTTGAAGATTATTTTTAAAGTAAGAAGGATTGATTCCCATCACCGCTTCATATTGTGCTTGAGTCACTGGATATTTGCCAATTGCAAAACTGTTGACTTTAACTTGGTGTTGAGGCTTTTCATAATTACTTTCAGGAGAGCCTATGAGAAATTCACTTGCTGGTAAGTTCACCATCTCTAGTGTTACTCTGTTGGGTAGTTTTTCGGTAAATTGGTTCATTTTGTTAATCCCAAATAGTTGATGATAACTGATAACTGATTACAAACAATCTTTAGTCTTGAGTAAAATTGCTAACAATCACACGCGACTTAATCTATTTTGTGAGTACGAACCATCAAAGATCGATACTGCCAATCCACCGACTGAGCAGCTTTATCTCCCGCCAAAAACCGGCAAGATTTTAAAAGATTCTCATACCCTCTAGTATTTGGGGGAAAAAAATCTTTTAGGCGAGAATCTGGAATACACCGCCGATTAAAGGTAACGAATCCTTTCTTATGCCAACGGCCTTCATGATCCTGGACTGCGATTAAAAATTGCATGAGATTCCCTCCTAATGCCGGCTAATATTAGCCGGCTAAACTACTTTATTAACTGTTAGCAAACTGTTTATCTAGATCGGCAAGCTGTTTATCTAGCTTTGCCCGCTTGTCGAGCAAATACTCATAGACTAATGAACATTCTTCGATATGTCCAGCTTTTCTTAAGTCAATTAGCTGACACTGGACTCGGAATAGCTCATTTAAAAGGTATGCGATTCGCTCTTGGTCGTTCATCGTAACCTCTTTTGTGTGTTTTGGTATATACCTATAATAACAGGGATATGTTTTCGTGTCAAGTATTTTTTTGTTTTTTTTTCAACCGATAACGACGACATCTTTCGGCGTTAGTCATTGAATCAGGGTGGGAGGGTTTCCCTGCCGGATTACCAGTAAAGTGGTAATTGCAGTCTTTACAGCGATAACGCTGTTTTCCTGACACAGAGAACCCTTTTTTAGAGATTCTCTGTGACTGACATTTAGGACATTGCATTGTCATTTAATGATAGATGAGAATACTGTAACAGTAGATCAATCCATTGATCTTTGGTG